ACCAAGCCTGAAAATTTTAAAAAGGGGTTGCACCCCCAAAGCCTACAGCCTCAACAACTATTAGTATACATACCGCAGATAAAGACCTACCCCCCACCCCCCTAGGCCCATGGCCCACAGCGTAATGCTGTAAGACTCCAGTCAAAGCCCGTTTAGTATGGGGCTTTTGGCTTTAGGCTTGGGTGTAGTTTATAGTAATTCTAAAAAACTTTTGGCTGTCAGTTGGGTATTTGGATACCCAGACCTATAGCTGTAAACACAAATAAGGGGCTATTTATATAACATTATAGGGCTACCAAACATCGTTTGATTGTTTGATTAGCATGTTAATAATAACTACTTACTTGTTAGCCCAATCTTACAATAGGGCCCTTAAAAACTCCACGATCTATCACGGATAATAGCGGGTTTCTTTTTACCGATAGGATATAAGTACTCACAAATGTATCGGATACCATCTGAGAAGTGTTCAGTGTTCTTAGTCTTGTCTATAGTAGCATTGTCCATTCCAGTAGATTGTCCTACTTTCCATGCTGTCTGTTCCATACTGGCTATAGTTCTAGTACAGTCCTTATTAAAGAACAGTCTACTAACACCATTAGCATCCTTTAATAGGCTGTTAACACAGTTAACGCTGTCTATTATAGGTGGTTGTTTTGCTCTAGCACATACTCTGAAACCCGCATCTCTTAGTATAGAGAAGTCAGTAACTCCAGTAGCTGCACTTGTCTTCCTAGCATTCCCTGAAGCATCAGGATATACTGTAATATCTCGGTTTTTATATTTAGATTTAATCTTACGAATTAATTGATGAGTATCAGCAGATCCGTATAATTCCTCTAAACAATGTAGTTGATCGCCTCTATGAGCGAATACACTACTGGCCATAATCTTAATATTGAAGTCAATGGCTATATGTACAGGTTCTTGTTCACCTAGTGGTAATAAGTTATCTGATACATTCCATTCTCTTGAGAAATTATAAAACACACTATCTCCAGTATTATTAAACGTTGCACAGTACTCTTGTTCATACGTTTTAACATCTAATGTAGATTTAGCTAATTCTAATTCTTCTCTCATATCTGGTCTAACATTCTCAGCAGTAAATTGCCATGATTTCCATATACCCGCCCTATCTTCTTGGCCTTTATTAAATAACTGGTAAAAATCACCTTGGACACCTTTTGGTGTACTGATAATAACTACCTTGGCTTTACGATTAGGATCCGTGGCCATGGGCAATACAACTTCTGTAAATGCATTAGCCTTGATAAAGGCAAACTCATCAAGCACAATAAATGTAGGTGATGGAGAAATACCTCTTAAACTATCAGGTCTATCAAATCCTTTTAAAGATAATCTAGATCCGTTAATAAATCTTAATTCAAGATCCATTTCTCTAGGTAAACCCTCTAAATGAGATCTATGAACAATTGTTTTTAAAGTAGTCCACATAGACTCTCTAATCATACCAACAGTGGGCCCTATTAAAATGGCACGTTGATTTCTGTGTTCTAGACAATGAGAATATGCCATAACAGAAGCTAAAAAGCTTTTACCTGTACGTCTACCCGCAGCAACGATTTTAAACCTTGCTTTGTTATCAAATACTTCCTGTTGAAAAGGAAATAGACTTACTTCATAATTCTCATTCATGTTTACCTTAATTATAATAATTTATTTTAAATATTTCATGTAATAATCGGCAAACAAATTATTATGTTCCCAATGTTTAGTGTTTCAATTAATAGCCTTTATTCTATCAGATAATCTATTGGCTCTATCGCCAACTTGCTTAGCCCATCTAGAATCTAACATCTCAACAGAAGCGGTTGCCCAATCTTCATCATGAATTGCTTTTATAAATTTTTTAAATTGACCTAAACGAGGTGCACCCATATTAAAGCACATATTAACAATTACTTGTTGAGCTTCCTCAGGCATTTGTTGTAAATTACCAAATACTTTTTCAGATTCAGATATATAAGTCTCAACATCTTTATCAAATACACTATTAACTCTATCAACGGCAACAGGCGTTCCACAAGGTGAGCCATATTCTTCGTCTTCAGGAGTTACTAAATGTCCAATACCAAATGTCTTATAACCAAGATGGTCATCATAAACTTCGTATTTAACACCCTCATCTATTTTTAGTTGTTCTCTTAATTTATTTGTATCCATTAAATTTCCTTATTTACAAATACACCCATAAAAATAACCACTTTTGTCATTCATAACATAAGTGTTTAAATCATTAATGTAAGTTGTTAATTGATTTCTTATTAAATCACAAAGTTCAAAACAATCAACTTTAGTGACTAAGGTTATACTATCTAACACCTGTTGTGTAACAGGAATTAAATTATATAACCCATCATTTAATATTATTAAATTTATCATCATCAAATACTATTTTAAATTTTGGCAAGTCTTTTAAATAACTTGCTCTTATCCTGATATTTAACATATCATTTAAATATACAGGTCGATCTCTCTTTGGAACACTATTCTTACCTTGAAATATTGTTGCAACGTTCACTTTCTCAAGGGAATCCATCATGGATAATTGTAGTAACAACTCAAAAAGTTTTGCAGTACTTTTACTTGTAGAAGTAAAAATAATTTCTTTATGATCAACCAACTTATCTTTAGCAGTATTACTACCAAAATAAGCTTTCAATGCTTTTCCTGTTTTACCAGTGAATCCGATATACCTCGTACCGTCTGTGTAGAAAGTGACATACACATTATAAACTTTTTCAGTTCGTTTCGGCAGATTCTTTTTCATCTTCATCATCGCTTTGAATTTCGTGTTCAACCACATTAGCATCTTTAATCTCAGGCTCTTTTTTACTAACAATAGTAAGTACGGGCACATTTGCCATTCCTGAATTGTGTAAGCTAACTGGCTGTTTTGAATAACCGTACTCTAGGAGTTTTTCGGCTATTCGAACTCTTAAATTTTGTGATTTAGAATCTTCTTTACCCTCAAGGGCTTTCAATTCTCCATTTAAAATATCAATAGGATCAATATTTAACCTTTTCATTTTTGCTACTGAACTCTCAGGCCCTGTACTTGGGTCTTTAGGAACGGGTTTTCTTCCCGCACCTGGTCTGTAGCCACCTGACGGCATAATGATCTCCTATTGTTATTTTAAATGCCACATATTTCGCACTGTGGTCTGTAAGGCATATAAGTAAAAATAGGCGATAATAACACATACTATTACCGCCCATTTCATGATTAATTAGATGTTACGTTCTCTCATTCTTTTCTTTTTCTTAGAATTAATGATATTCGCTTTACGAACTCTAACCTTCTTATCAGAAGGCTTTTCGTAATACATCTTTTCTCTTAGATCTTTTACAAGACCTAATTTAGACATCTTAGTCTTCATTTTCTTAATTGCCTTTTCGACATTATCGTCTCTAAGGTTTATTGTAAAATTAATCGCCATAAGACTCCTTAAAAGATTAATTGAATTAAAATAGTAATTACAAATCCTAAGATAAAACCGATTATGCCCTCTCGGTAGAGGACACACTTCAGCTTCATTTTTTCTTCGGTTTTGTTACACCATTCTAACATTTTGTATAACATTCCATCAAACATTCTTACTCCTATAGGTTATGCAAAGGCAAATTCAGATCTTAAGATTTCTGAACTATCTAACTGTCCTTGCTTTATTTTTGGTACTAGATTACCAGTTTCATTTAACACATGCTGTAGTGGATCAGAGTCAATTATTAACTTAAACTTTTCTCTAATTACTTTTTGCATATCTTTAACATCACAAGCATGGGCCCCGTATGAATCGTGAGCAGTTACAATGTCAAAATCACATTCATCAATAACTAACATTAAATGTAAACTATCAAGGTTATGAATTGTATTAGGGCTTATGGCTGACTTGGCTTTTGCTAAGTTAACCATTGGTAGATCAGATTTAATTGTAAACTTTAAATGATTAATCCAATTATATTTCTTATCATTACCTTGCACATACAAACCGTCATTCAATTCAACTCTTGTATTTTTATATTTAACGTAGTTTTGA